AATTCCTCATCTAATTTTCTCAATTTACGTTTTGTATTACGGGGGTCATATAGGAATGATGCTCTTGTCATATTTTGAATATCATCGTATATATCACTTAATTTCAAAACTCTGTTATTCATTATGGCAATTTCCGGTTTCTTATTTATAAAATACTGTAATGTATTGATTACACCTTCATCACAACATGCGTTTTGTAAAAATGGTTCTCCGCCACTTGATTTCAATAATGCATTTTCACTCTTTACAATTTGTTCAATTAGGTCTATTATAGTAAATGAAAATATTCGCATTTTAGATTTTATTTCAGAAATTGATTCTTGTTGAACTTGTGTTCCTTTACGCAAACTTTCAGTAAGTCTACTTTTAAATACATCACCAACATCTTGCGTAGTAGTCATTTTTATTTTTTTAAGAGGCGGTAAAAAATTATACCATTTTTCAATACTGTGTTCTTCGGGTATATCCTGTTCTGGATTGGAACTAATGTATTGTTTCAACTCTTTTATACTATTTTGAATGTGGTCTGTAGGTAAAATAAATTTTGTTATAATAAATTCCATTTGTTTTACGATATGTGGTGCGCTTTTATTCTTAATAGAAGACCACGGCAGACTAGCATTGTTTCTTATTTTATATGCTACGCATGCAACATAAACTAATCCACTATTGTTTTCTGTCCCATCTACAGGAAACCCACTAAACGATTTTTTACAACCAGGAAATGTAATTTTTGTTTTTATAGGAGGAACACTTACTTGAATGGATATCAAGAAATAGGAAAATGTCAAATAAAGCAATGTCGAGTTATACACATCTTCATAAGAATCCAATGTTGTACCCTTCACTGCAAATTCCTCCATCTTTTTTTTATATTTTCCTTTTGTCGGAATTAACCTTGAGTTTGTTAATTGACTTAATACATTTCTCACAATAAAATCATATTTATCGTGTATAACTAATCCCATATTTTTACTTAATGATTCAATAACATTATAAATTTTATTGGCATCTTCGGTAAAATACGCACGTTTATTCGTATCTTTTTTCTGATTAGAATTATTGTTATCATTGCTATTGCCCTTCATTATAATATCTCCTGCATCATCTTCAACCACGGCGTGCGATACAATCTTAAATCCTTCTTCATTGTATTCTTCTGCTTCATTCAAGTCAATCATTTTAATTGTATAACCACTGTGTTTATCAACCCATTTATCACCATCTTCGCTGATTGTTCCCTGTTCTGCACAAATACGATTTAATGTTCCCGTATAGTCCTGTCCTTTCAAAAATGCAGTTGCTAATTTATAAATAAATGTAGGAACCATCTTTTTGTTTGTTTTAATACAATAATACCAATATTTATTTTCTCCCATATCACTGATTGATTCACGCGTAAAGATGGTTACAAAATTAGAGATATCCTTAAACCGCTTACTTATATCTGATTGTCCCATTATAGTGCTTAATAATCCATCATACGGCGATGTAATCCGTCCGTCAATTGTATCGTCTGACAGTGTATTTCCAATATTGATTTTAACTGATTCATTTTTGTATAATTTCAATTTACGTATTTTTTGTAATATTTCAATTCTAGAATCAGAATTTGTTAATGCTTCTTCTATTTTGTTAATCATAATATCTTTATTTACATTTAAACTATTGTCAAATTCAGAAATTAATAATTTCAAATTTTGTTTTTTAATTTCACTTGCACCTGTAGTTTCATCAGTACATGTATTCTTTACTGAAATACATTTTTCATTTAAATTACAGAACATTTTCGCACTATCAGCAAACGTTTCTGCATCAATCGAATCATCCAATTCCCATTGTTCATTTGAACGAATATAGTATTGTAATGTTGCATTTACATCGTCAGAAATCTCCAAAATAGCATAATCGCCATCTTCTACAGTTCGTTTTCGTTTGATAATTGATTCTGCATCACGTCTAGCATTTTCTTGGTCTATTTTTTTCATCTGAATAATTTTATCCATATAAAATTTAATCTGTTCTCCAGATGTCATTGTTGGGTCTGCTTTAAAACGTTCTTGAATATCATAAGGTGTTATATCATATTTTTTATCAAAAAATATTTCTTTGCCATTATCTTCCATCAATTCATCAATATCAATATAACGCTTTGCTACAACTTTAATTTTACTACATTCATTTAATCCTTTATTTATAGGTTCATTCATTCTCTCTGTTTTTTTTCCTCTACCCTTAGTAATTTTTTTATTAATGTAATCTTGAGGGTTGCCTTGTTCGTTATTTAAATACATATCAATGTCAGTAATATCTCTAGAACCATCTGCTATCATTAAATTCGTGCTTATTAACCCAACTGCATTATTATAAAATATACCATTATCAATTTCCATGATACGTTTAAAAAATTCAGCATTTTTCATGTCTGTTATTGAATCTTTAAACCCATAAACATCTAACACCTTGGTTTTTAAATTCGGGTTTTCATCAAATATTTTAATAAAAGATGGTATTAATACATTTTGAGAACTTTTTATACTAGAAAACTCACGAGACTTTGATAAATAATTTTTTTTATATTCGATTATTTTCTCGGTAATGTATTCGGTCATTTCCTTGTAGTGTAAAAAAGACAAATCAGATTGATAAATCATAAATGGTTCTAGGTAATTTAAAATTTCTGTTATAGAGAGATTATTAATGTATGGTTTAATGACATTAAATAATACCCTGGTTTTGGGGATGACACTGTCCAAGAACTTGTGATACAATCCGTCTTTATCATTTCTGCTATTCTTATTACCTCTATTACTTTTATTATCCCTATTTATTTTTTCCAACACTTCGTCATTCATTCGATAATTTCTAATATTATTCAAATACTTATCACTATTATGAGTGTATTGTTTATCGAGTTCTTTAATGGTTGTTCTATAGACACGTGTATTTTGATTTAATAGTTTCCAATACTGTATATAATGTAAATTTAAATTAGATTTATCGAGAATTGATGAGGCATTCATATTAACTCTTGAAAAATTCAATGCTGCTTTTGGTAAAGTTATTAATGATTGTATATCTATTGTATCGTTTTGTGTTACTGGAACCCGTTTAATAATTGGATTTTCTCCTCGAACTTTTGTTATATCTAATGTAGTATTTCCAATATTGTAATTTTGAATAGCAAACCGTTTTTGTGTTTGTTGTTGGTTTCTCTCTAATATATTCATACTATGAGGCATTGAATAAGTATCATTTCCTTTAACCGATGATTTAAAGTCATCATAATTATCTATAATTGCTGTAATATTTTCGTTAACGCGTTTATTATAAAGTGTTTTATTTAAATCATTCGCGTCACTTAAATTAACATATGGTGTTTGAAATTTATCCATTTCTTTTTGTAAATACTCATACTTTGGTTGTTCTCCTCCAGTATTATTTGTTTTATAGTTCAACATAATTGTTTCTTCTTTGCCTCTTTCATCGAAGAGTGACAATAATTCAACATCTTCTCCTGGTTCTTCTTCATCTTCATCATCATTATCGTCATCATTGTCATCGTTATTTTTATATTTAATCTTATATAACTTTTTAATATTCTTTGCTACAGGAATAACCCATAGTAATTTTTTCTCAAGATTTTCAAGTGTTTTTATAAGTGGTTTGTAGTTTGAACCCTGTGCTTTTGGCATAACTGCATACCCTTTATTATCAAATGCTGAAAACGTATCTCTCAACTGTTTAAAACGCTGTATCATAATATTAATGTTATTCTTTACCTCATCTGTTCTATCTGCGTTTGGAACAGATGACAACAAATCATCTAACATATCATTCAACTGTTTTTCAATATCATATCGTTGTTCTTCTTCAGGAACGTCAATCATTTGTGTTATATCATCTAAATCTTCGCCAAATTTAATTTGATCTGCATTAAATATCATTGTTTTAATTTGTTCTTTCATTTCTTGTTGTGAAACAGGGATAATGCCGGTTTGTATAGTTACATCGTTATCCATATCCATATCCACGTCCATACCCATATCCATGTCCATACCCATATCCATGTCCATACCCATATCCGTCACCTGTTCAGTTTCATCATCAGTTACAACTCCATCTATTTTTTTATCATCTAAAACTATGTTTGTGTCTGGTGCTCTTCGTATTTTTATTTTTTCAATTGGTAAATAATCGGGAACACCTTTATATTCAAAGTCAATAAAGACAACATCATTATCAGGATAAGTTGTTATTTCAATTCTATCTTCTTCCAAATTTGTAATTTTACCTGTAATGGTTAATGGCAAATCTCCATTAAAAAACACATCAACCCAAACACCAATAATTAAATTATTTTGACGAGCGTATCCACTTTCTTCTGCTCTACTTTTTATTATAATACTTTCAATTGACTCATTATCTAATTGTCCATCAGTTAATGTTAATATTGCTTCAGAACCATCAGATTCTTCTAAACGTATTTTATCAGCATCAAGGTATTCAATATAATATACTTTATTATGTATTTCACTGTCATTAGGGGCAATTATTTCTATAATATCTCCTAATTGTAAATTAACTTTATCAGTCATTACCTTATATTTATAGTAGAAATTTTTATAAATAGTTAAATTAAAACATATTTATAAAATAAAAGTAAAAATATATATATAAAAAATAATAATTTCTTTATCGCCAAAGTTATACCTAATTGAATAACATACTATTTACTTACACTTACAGTGTGATAGTTACGTTCTTACTTGGAAATTTCAAATATCTTACCAATAATATTATAAACCTTAATTAATTCTTCTGCAGCATTTACAATGTAGGTTGTAACAGTAACTTTATCTGTTGGGTTTTTAAATCCAATCCGAATAATCGATTCATCAATATGCGGATGAGGTTTTCGAAACCCACAGAAATGAAGAGTATTGTCATAGTGTGTATTATACAATACAAACTCAACTACCTTACCAAGTGTATAATCTTCATTTTTCAATAAAACATCAAAACAATTTGGTATTGTTGTTTCTGTAGAGGTAATAATATTTTGTTCACTTTGAATAGTGTCCTTTAACTTTTCTAATTTTTCAATCATTAATCTAGCAGAACGATAAATAATTTCTCTATTATTAATTTGTCCAACAGTTTCAATCTTAAAATCAAACGAATCCTTCACAAAATGACGCTGAGCATCCAATAAATGCCAATCCTTTTCCGCAAATTTCAGTTCATCCGGATTGAGTGTTTTAACCAATTCTGTTTTTTTCTCTGCCCATGCTGCTTTAACTTTACTAGGATCCATTGTATTTGAATATACAAATGTAGAAGTAATATTAAATGCGCTGTCTTCCTTTGTAGTTCCAATATCAAACTTACATGTAAGAACCAATTGTTCTCCTTCAATATCGTCAGATACTTTTGGCAATAAACGAACTAGTTCAGGATAATCGCCAGTAACCGGGTTGGGCGGAAACATTTTAGATGCAAGTTGTTTATCGTATTGTTTTGTCTCCAATTCCATCAATTGAAAATCAGCAGTTGTTACATATTCTACACTTGACGAATTATTTTGTTTTTTTACAACTAACATATATTTATCCACTGGGAAATTAGTTACATCTGTATAAATTGGAATACAACTAAGACGTTGCTTAATTAGTTCATTATTCATTCTAGTTGTGTTGACTTCAAATACTGCTTTATTTTCTTCATGTGGCGAGGTTCGAAACACAATACTGGGAATTTCACTTGAAATACGACGCAATCCATTTGCGATACTAACATTAACACCTTTTAGTGTAAATGATAACACACCATTGGACTCGGAAATATTAGTAATAGATGGTTCCATTGTAAATGCTTTGTATAATATACAATCCTATAATTATTAAATCAATTTTATTATTAATTAGTTTATTTAGATATCTTTAAAATAATATTTTTTATATAATGAGCACAATACTATACTATAGCACTTATTGCGACAATTGCAGTAAATTATTACAAATGATTTCAACATCAAACTCTAAAAAAGATATGCATTTTATTAATATAGACAAAAGAGTCAAAAAGACTAATGGTGCTACTTATGTTATTTTAGAAAATGGTCAAGAATTGCTTTTACCACCGACTATTACAAAAATACCAGCATTGTTATTATTAAATAAAGGACATCATGTTCTTTTCGGACAAGACATATACAAACATTTAGAAGCACAAAACATAACACATATAAATCCAACAGTTAAGACTAATGGCGAACCTACTGCATTTTCATTATCTGGTGGCGGAGGGTATGGTGTTGCTTCTGATAATTTTAGTTTTTTAGATCAAGACCATCAATCTTTATCGGCAAAAGGTGATGGGGGGATGAGACAACAACATCATTATGCAGATATTGAGTATATAGGCAATATCGATACTCCTCCGGATACATATGAACCAGATAAGGTCGGAAATGTATCTATGGAACAACTTCAACAGTCCCGTAATAATGATATACAACCACAAAAAAGATAAGGTAAAATACAGAGTAAAAATAATTTAGTTAAAAAATAGGTTTAAATAATATAACTTACATATATTACATTATTTAAAAATGAATAAATCGCAAGTGGTTGATGCTTTTAATAAACATTTTATCGAATTTATTATTGATATTGAACGAGTGTTTCCAAATGACTCTGATATAATGTCAACTCGAAAAACAATAAATAAAACTCTTATGATAATGCCACGCGCAATAATTAAAATGTTTAATGAACATTTTGTTCAATTGTATGGTGATAAAATTAATGATGGTGATATTTCATTTTTTATTGAAAACGATTATAGAAAACAACATGGTTATAAAGAAACTGAACAAGTATGGGCATTGGATAAAATAGAATCGCTACGTCAACCCGTTAAGAATATGAATGATGAAGATAAACAAAAGGTTGTAAGGTATTTACAGAACTTAAAAAAATTAACGGAATTATTTAATGAATTAAAAAATAAATAATTTGTGAGATTATTATATATTTAATCAAGTTTGATTTAAATATATATTTACTATAAATAAATATATAATAGATATGGCAGAAACAGAGGGAACTAAGGTTCAAATACCATCTGATTTTAAAAAAATTATAGTAGATATGGCAAAAGATATATTGGTTTCCTTCCCCGAACAAAAAGACAATTTGAATGAAAATTTACATAATTTGATTTTTGAAAATAATGTAGAAAAATTGGATTATTCACTTAAATATGTTTTTACATTTTGTAAGACAGTCTATCCTAAGCGTTTTTTCGACATTCTGTATCAAACAGTAGATGTATTTAATGAAGATGTTGAATTTTTACCTGGAATTAATTTTAAGTTGTTGTGGAAGGAAAATATTACAGACAAAACGCGTGAAACGATTTGGAAATATTTACAATTGGTATTGTTTAATATTGTTTCAAGTATTTCAGATGGTAATACGTTTGGCGATACCGCGAAATTATTTGAATCGGTTAATCAAGACGATTTTAAATCGAAATTAGAAGAAACGATTGGTGAAATGCAAAAAATGTTTGGTGAAAAAAGTAATACCGAAGATACTAATCCAGACGATACCGGTAATGCTACAGGTGAAAAAACATCTGGTATTAATTTAGAAGATTTGCCCAACCCTGCCGATATTCAAGATCATGTGAATAATATGATGAATGGTAAATTGGGTAAATTGGCAAAAGAAATTGCGGAAGAAACCGCAAGTGATTTAAACATTGATATGGAAAACGCAAGTTCAATTAATGATGTATTTAAACATTTAATGAGTAATCCAACAAAATTAATGGGACTAGTTAAAAACGTCGGTTCAAAATTAGACAGTAAGATGAAATCTGGTGATGTTAAAGAAAGTGATTTATTGGCAGAAGCAAGTGAAATGATGAAAAAAATGAAAGATATGCCTGGTATGGGGGATATTCAAAATATGATGAGTAAAATGGGAATGAACCCACAAGGAAAAGGACCAGGAAAAGTAAATGTTGGAGCAATGCAGAATAATTTAGACAAGAAGTTGAGAGATGCAAAAAATCGTGAAAGAATTTTAAGAAACTTGGCAGAAAAGAAGGCGGCGGCGGCGGCAGCGGCGTCTCAGACCGCGTCTCAGACCGCGTCTCAGACCGCGTTATATGCTTCATCCAGTAATGTTCCACCGGAAACTATTGTTTTCTCAAAAGGAGAAAATGTTGAAAGAAGCACACGAGACCAGATAACTTCTCTTGACATCAAACCTCATAACCCAGATAAAAAGAAGAAGAAGAAAAAGAATAATAATAAATAATTTTTATAAGGTCAAAAAGAAAGAAGGATAAAATGAAAAGAATTCATTATAACTCCAGAGCGATTAGACGAACTTTTACACCTTTGGATATTTAAAACACTAACTTGTTGGCAAGTTATCAGTAACAAAGGCAACGTTACATTGGACGTTTGAAATGTTCAATGGTGTAAAAATAAAAATTGAACTATACTTTATAAATAATAATTTATAAATAATAATTTATAAATTATATAAAACAATGTTTGGTAAAAATACAACTGGTGACCCTATAATACACTGGGGGACAAAAGATTCAATCCTGAAAATTGGAAATTATTGTACTATTGGGGTAAATGTAAATATTTATTTAAATGGGGGTAGTATTATAACAAAAAATAATAAATGGATAATACCATTAAGTAGTTGTTCTTGTTCAGTAACCATAGGTAATGATGTTTGGATTGGTTCTAACGTAACTATTATGCCAGGTATTACAATTGGCGATGGAGCGAACATAGCAAATAATAGCTATATTGCGCGTGATGTTAAACCATATAGTTTTATTTATGGAAATCCATCTCAGATTATTAAATATAAATTTAATAAAAAACAAATTAGAATTTTATTAAAAATTAAATGGTGGGACTGGTTCGATGATAAAATACATGAGTATACACCTTTATTAAATGGAGATATAGATACATTTATTAGTGCTATATCTAATAATAAATTGTTAAAATCGGCATTTTAAATGTGAAAAGGTGTAAAAAAACTTACAATTAAACACAATAATTGTTATAAGAAACATAACTGCTGCATTTTATTACACACATAGATTAAATAACTACTCAAAGGGAATAAATATTTTAAAAATAGGTGCAGTATATTTAGGTGTTCTTTTATTTAGATATACTCAAATAAAGTATACATACAATAAAGAGACTAAAAATAAGAATGGTATATAATACTCTATAAAATATTTGTGATTATATATATAAATGAATAATTCATTCTGGTTGGAAAACCCAAATATTTTATTTAAATCTGATCAACTATCGAATATTTGGCCTATGCCTGATATGACATTTGAAAATAAATTAAATGCAATTACACGACTTGTTATAATACTGATGTTCATTGGATACTTATTTACAAAAAATAATAAAGTTGTATTATCAGGTATATTGTCTTTAGGGACTATTGTTCTCCTGTATACAATGAAAAAAAAAAGAAGTGTTAAGAAAGAAGCATTTACTAATAACGAATTATACAATATTTTAAAACCAAGTTTTACTGAACCAACACAATCTAATCCGGTTATGAATGTCTTATTGCCTGAAATAAATGATAATCCGAATCGACCGAAGGCAGCACCTTCATTTGTTCCTACGGTTGAAAATGATATCAATAATAAAACAAAAGAATTTATTGCCAGTAATTTTAATGACCCTAGCATTGATGAAAAATTGTTTAAAGATTTAGGTGATAATTTTAATTTTGAACAATCTATGCATGCTTGGCATCCGATGCCCAATACTACTGTTGAAAATGACCAAAAATCATTTGCTGAATTTTGTTATGGTGATATGATAGCATGCCGTGATGAAGAAAATAGTGATATTGCTTGTGTTAGAAATATGCCACCACGATGGACTAATTATTAATTATGTAATATTTTTATATTTAATCATATTATATAATATAATGGCGTCTGTATTTGATTATAAATTTAACCAAACATCAAGATTAGGTGATGACAGAACTGACGCTAGTCAACGCACGTTACAGAATTCCGAATACGCCAACTATATGCTTGATAGTTTCAGACCGTCTTGCCCAACATCTAACCACGTTGACTTTGCGACTAGTCAACCAAGCATTAACTTTACGGGCAGTCATCATGTTAGTGTAGGTGGTGCTAATATTAAAGAAAGTTCTGAATTACTTATTAATAGCATTTCTAAACCCAAGTGCCGTATTTCTTTAAACGAACGCCCGTATTTAACTGTTCCTTATTTAGGACGCGGTAAATGTGACCCTGAATTAGAATCTAATATTCAACAAGGTGATTTTGCTAATAATAAAAAAAGCATCAACCCTAGTAGTGAAGTTTGCTATTCGCAATATGCATTAACTCCGATGATTCCCACTTTAAAAGCGACTATTAGCAACCCAGCAAATTTAATTGAAAGCAATGCAGCAGAAGGATGGATACGTGGAGGGTTGCCTTCTCGTGAATTAGCACGCGATAAAGAATATACTGAAACGATTAACCGTCATTAAATTTATATTTTATAATAATTTATATTTTATAATAATTTATATTTTATAATAATTTATATTTTATAATAATTTA